ATGGCACTCAACGATACAAAGCTGCGACGTATATCCGGAAAAGCATATGAGGGACCTGAGGAGATAGCTGACGGAGGCGGACTTTCTGTCAGGATCAGCCCGAAGGGACTTATCACCTTTCAATACCGCTATCGTTTCAATGGAAAACCCGCCAGGTTAAAGCTCGGAACGTACGGGAAGATGTCGCTTAAGGAAGCTCGCGATGCATTGGAAGAGTGTAAAGGGTGGTTGGAGAAGGGTAAAGACCCAGCCATGCAAAGGAAGAAAGCCAAAGATATTGCATCAAGTTCCCCAAGCATCAGTACCCTAGTTGACGAGTGGTTTGATACTCCTTCAGTAAAAGAGATGGTGAAGTACGAATACTGGAAGCGGATGCTGAAACTTCACATCACCGACAATTACGGTAAGCTGATTGCAGATGAAATGAGTCCTGTAGAGTGGGAGCAAATATTCATTCGCATAACAAAAGGTGGGTCACCCGTACAGGCGGGAAATGTACTGGTGAAGATGAAGCAAGTGATCCGCTATGCGTTACGCAGAAAACGCATAACATCAAATGCACTGATGCTTCTTGAGATTAATGATATCGGCAGTAGACCTAATAATGGCGAACGTTTTCTTAACGATGTTGAGATAGGCGCATTCTGGAATGCCATCGACAAAACGAAAATGTCGTGGCAAAACAAAATGTTTATTCGAATTGTTGCGTTAACTGGTTGTCGTGGTGTTGAATTGCGGTTGGCTAAGAAGACTGATTTTGATCTGAAGTCTAGAGAATGGACTATACCGAAAGAGAACTCAAAAACGCGTAAGCGATTTGTTCGCGGTATTTCAAAACTCGCAGCAGATTATTTGCAGCAGGTATTTGATCTATACCCTGATCTGTCAATCGTATTTCCTCCGGCTAAGTTACAGGAAAATCGCCCAATGTCTGCCAGCACCCTAATTTCTATTGCAGAACAGGTAGAAGATGTTATGGGGGGCGAGCACTGGTCATTGCACGATCTGCGCAGAACGTGCAAAACAAAAATGGCTGAACTTGGAGTAGCACCTCATGTTTCGGAGAAAATTCTCGGGCATAAGCTCACGGGGATGCTGGCTGTTTATGACCAGTATGACTACATCCCCGAGCAGCAGGACGCAGCAGAATTATGGGCTAAGAAAATTCAAGAGTGTTCGGAAATCAATCCTTTATCTTTGCAAAACTGAATAACTTCCTTGTAGCGAAAGAGGGCGCCGCCTTTCGGTGGGTGGATTTCTTCCACTTCCCGAGGGAATGGTGTCCCTGATTGCTCCCACTGTTTACGCTTCCGGTAAAAAGTAGTTCTGGAGATACCACCAAGCATCTCCTGAACACGCTCGCGGTTTATTAGAATCGGCTGAATATTGATTGTCATTTGTATGGTTTCTCCATAAAGAAATAAACCGTTCAGTGGCGGTTATTGTCGGTTGCGGTAGATCTGGCGATCTTGAGAAACTGTCAGGCCTCATCGAGTGTGAGGCTGTATGATTCCATAGTTAGTCCTTGCGTAGTTCTCTGATTCTTCTGTAAGTCTCTGGTGCTTTGTTTCCGTGTATCTTCATTTCAGACTTCAACAGAGCAACGAGAGAATCCCATTCGTTGAGGATGCCTTTGAATGCCGGAACGCGCTTTGCAACCTTGTCGAATGAATCTCTGATTTCTGGAATCTGCTCAACAAGTGCAACGCATCGTCGGAAATCGGCTGCGTCATGTGGAGCGCCGAAGTGATGACCATAGATATTCTTTTTCAGTCCACATGCGATTGAGGCAAGAGTTGCGCTACTGATGCCGACATCGCCAGTCGTTTGCCATTTCAAAATCTTCATAGCCAAATCTGACATTTCTTGTCTCCAATAAAAAACCGCCATCAGGCGGCTTAGTGTTCTTTCAGTTCTTCAATTCGAATATTGGTTACATTGTTTTCATATATGAATAAATAATTTAGCTTTTTTCGTTGCTTCCGCGTTCTTTATTATTTTTACTAAACTCGTTTTTACCGCGCATTCCAAATGCGTCTTTAGAGTTGTTGTATCCGCAATCACTGCACACATAATCTCCAGACCATCCACGCCTTGTTTTTTCTTTTGCAATATTTCCAGAACCGCATTTTGGACAAGACATATCACTACCTCCAAAGCATGAGTGAGATGACAACGTAACATTGATTGGAAATTAACAATATATTGTTGATGTAAAAGATATGTATAAGATTCGCTATCAGAGCGGCGGTTCTGGTAGCGGCATCCAGTGGGTTACATTGCGGCTCTGCGTTTCGAAGAACTCCTCACCATTGCGGACAACATCAAAAAACTCACCGTCTCGATATTGCGCATAAAGAACGAATGCGCCATCACATAAAATAATTACGTGCTGACCATCATCTGGCATTCGCTCACTACAGCTTATCCAACCATCCGGAGTTACCGGAGAGTTGCCAGCCAGTCTACGCAAAACAGCCTTAATTGCATCAATACGGTCATCATCAACTTTTTCTACAATATTGGAATTTAAATACTTCGAAGCCTTGCTATGCCAATCGCTGGTTTTAGGGTCTTGTCCATCCATCAAACGCCAAGCTTCAGCGATTAACTCATAGCCAGTAACAGTGGCTTCCTGCGCATCACCAATCAGTTGTGTGATCTCTCTTTCAAGCATGCTTAGAGCGTTAGGCATTGGTTTTTCTTCCGGTACTACTGGAACGGGGGGAGCGGCGTAGACCTCAATAATTCCATTATCAATAGGCCATTCTCCATCCTTGAGGTAGTCACTTGTGCCGTCAACTTGCTGTTCTGCAATGTGGAATGCACCTATTGGTTTTGCTTCCAGCGATGCCAGAGCAATCCGTGCCAGTTCTTCCGCTTCTTCTGCTGGCAGTACAACGTTGCTACCCGGTCCGTATGTTTCGCGCCACTGCTTGATTGTCAGCAGTCGCTCTTTGGTTATAGTGGTCATTTGTTAATCCTCAAAACTTTATGCCCGGGCGCAAAAGCACGCGTTTTGTCTTTGCTTATTCGCCAGCCATCCTTGCGCGCCTCTTTTGCACAGCCAGCCCATGACGTACCGATATACTCACCGAAGTCTGGCACTGGATATACACCTTCCGTGCACTGACGGCAGTCACAATAGAGATGCATGGTGTAACTTGCGGCAATAGCCATATCAGTCTCCTTTGATGCCAGTGTTTACAACCTGACAAGCCTCTTTGAGCACCCAGTAAACAGCGTCTTTCCATGCTCCGGTTTCGGCTGGCGGATTCTCACGTTTTACCTGCTCATAGAAGCGCACTGCTTTAACCAGTCCTTCCGGCACTACTGGCGATGGCTGTTTAGCTTCTAAATCAGCAATTCTGTCAACCACGGCATCGACAGCATCTGAAAAACTGAAACAGTTACTCCACTCAGACCTATCCCCGGTTGCTGCAAAGTACATATCAGCTAAAGCATACTCAGCATGGTCAAGCTCGTTGATGAGTTGCTCTTCGCTTTTCTCCAGTTCAGCAATACGCTTACTCCCATCCGAGATAACGCCCTCGTAATACTCACGCTGCTCGTTGAGTTTTGATTCAAGTTCACCGAACTTACGGACAAGATATTCAGCGTTTGTTTCGTTAACCTTTAAATCTCGTGGGATGCATTTACCTTTCAGAAATCCATCCATCTCAATTAGTGACATTTGTTTCATTTCTTCCCACTCCGCCACATCGCATTCAGATATTTGTTTTGATTTACTGATGGAAAAGAATTTCTCTTAAGCAATTCCTCTCTCGATGGCATTGGCTTTACGCGTTGGCGAATAATCATTTCTGCCGGAAGAATGCCGGGATTGTATGCAAGTCCTCTCATGGTAAATTCCTCAGTCATTACTGATAGCGCCATAACGTGAGCGGTAATTACGCAGGCGCGGGTCAATTTCAGGGAAGTGGGTATATGTGGCTTTGCGGAATGGTTGGATTGATGTCTGGTAAATTCGCTCGCGTTCTTCTTTCTCTGCAAGCCATATACAGTGGCGAAATTCCTTTTCCTCTTTCGTTTCCTGCGGTAGCGACATTATCCGGTCGTAGTTTTTTCTGAATTTATCCAGCACCTCCGATACGGAATTGCCGGAACAGCGGCGCGCGTCGTCCGCACCATACAGAGGCGCTGGCATGGTTTTCTCCTGTTGATTATTTAGCTAACTTTTTCCAGATCGCTGAAACGTATTTGGCTTGGTGAATGGCATCATCAAGCGCGTTGTGGCGAGTTCCTTTGAATGGCATATCTCGCTTAGGGTCGAATCCTATTAAAGGTCTTAATGGTCCTGCTGGGTTCCATTCTATGATCCGCGCGCTGCCAGAATCAGAGCGTGTTCCTGCTATATCATCAATGTTGCAAGATGCTATCTCGCATGGTGTACGTGGTGGCAAAGCTGATGCAGCAGGAATTAACCATATCGCAGAGATACTCACTCCACAAAATGTAAAAGCCATTAGCCGATATTCCTCAGAACTTGGAAGAATTGCTGATGCATATGGCACTCTTGCAAGAGCAGCAGTGAAACCTCAGCAGTATATTGAAAGAACAGGGAGAACTGCCAATGTACTACGCGATCTGGATGCCGGTTTATCCAACGTCACATCAACAGTGTTAAATGCAATTGCCAACTCAACATCAGGTGCCATTGTTGGTGGAGCAGGAGGGGGCATTGCAGGCGCTGCCGCAGGTGCTTTAGTTGGCGCCGGGTTAAAAGGCGCTGTATCTAAAATTGCCACCACGCGTAGCGGTCGATATGCGATAGAGAAAGCAGTTCAGGAAGCCACGAAAGCAGTAAGAGCTGGCGGAAGTAAAGAAGCATTAGCGGCGGCGGAACGCAGATTTATGGCAAATAAAGCCGCCGTAAAAGCAATACGTGATGCAGTTGGAAACGAAGAGTTCAATCGCTTAGCGAGGGCTGGCATTGTAGCGTCGCTAAGCGGAATAGCACAGGAGTAATTAATCATCCATGGATGGATTGAGCTTATCTCGTGTTGATGTGGCGATTTGCCCTACATTCCTAAGCCAAGATTTCAAATCCTTGATATTGTCATTGATTTCATGAATATCTTCTTTTTTTAGTCTGTTAATATTATTCTCAATAATTTCAATGGATTGCTCAATATCAGATATAGTGAATGATAGTTTGTTCTTCTCATCTTTTATTGAGTTTTTAAGTGCTTCGTTCTCAGTCTTGAGGTCAGATATCTTTTGTTTTAAAGATGCCAGTTGGTACTGAACCACAATGAGTGCGATAGCTATCACGATAACTGTTGTATACACACCAACCTCCTTAGTTTTGAGCAGGATACCATGAAAAAAGTAAACATCTTTTGCCTACTTCACATTTGAATGATTTGTCATTAGGATGTTTCCGTTTTTTTTAAATATGGAAATTGATATGAAGAGGATTATTAGCGTCGTTGCTGGCGTTATCATGTTATCTGGGTGCGCAACTATTGTTGGTGATGAAACGCAACTTGTGCAAGTGAACAGCAATCCTTCTGGCGCGAGCTTTAAGGTAAAAGATGAGTCAGGTGTGATTGTTGCGCAAGGTAAGACCCCACAAGGTGTAACGCTCGCCAAGTCAGATGGTAGCTATTTTGGCAAAAAGAGCTACCAGATCACTATGGAGAAGGATGGGTATGAACCAGTTACCCTGCCAATCAAAGCCAATGCTAATGGTTGGTATATTGGTGGGAACCTTGTGTTTGGTGGGTTAATTGGTTGGCTTGCTGTAGATCCATTTAATGGTGGAATGTATACCTTGAAGCCAAAAGAGGCAAATGCATCACTTATACCGTCCACAAAGCAAGACTAATAAATGGAACCCACCATCAGGTGGGTTTTTTGTACAAATCTTTCAGCGTATCAAACACCATCTTCTTAACAAGTTCGGACTGCTCATCAGCGATTCGTTCCGCATCGTCTCGATAGCCTGAAATTTTGGATGGCTTTGATACAGCATCAGTCACTATCTGAACTAATTCTGAATTAAGAGAGCGGCAATTGGATTTGGCTCGCTGTTTTAGTTTTTCCTTTAATTCGTAAGGTAGCCGCAGATTAAATTGCGGGTCATCTCTTCCCATTCTTGATGCCTCGCTTTTGTGAGTGGATCGGCATCTTATTATCTGCTGGTTGCATCCTCAATAAGACCACTGTGGTCTCTTTGTTTGATTAATAATGCATCACTGTGGCAATGCTGCAGCGATTCCTTTTATCTGGAGCAGATTAAATGACAGATATTATAAATAGGAATTGTTATTTAATAATATTTGAAAATGAAAATCATGGACGATAGGAATAAAAGTAGTACTTGTTATTTTTAAGTGACGCATTAAACGCATAAAGCATATGTCTGTTGATCAAGATTCTTGCTTGTTGTAAAATAATTGTTTTGTTCATGTTGCATAGTTTTAAAGTGAATAGAAGATTATTTTTCAAAACAATTGCATCTTTGTCTGCAGTCATTCCGTTTTCTTCAATATCTAAATTTTCAAACAGGATGACTAATATGCCTGATATAACTCCAAATGTTGTAATTGGGATGCCTTCTCAACTCTTCACTATGGCTCGTTCTTTTAAAGCCGTAGCTAATGGAAAAATTTATATCGGTAAAATTGACACTGACCCTGTAAATCCTGAAAACCAGATTCAGGTTTATGTAGAGAATGAAGATGGTTCTCACGTTCCTGTTTCGCAACCAATCGTTATCAATGCTGCTGGATATCCTGTATATAACGGACAGATTGCCAAATTCGTTACTGTGAAAGGACACTCTATGGCTGTGTACGATGCTTATGGTACGCAGCAGTTCTATTTTCCGAATGTGCTGAAGTATGACCCGGATCAGTTACGGCAGCAATTAGAAGATCCTGATGGTGCTAAAAAATACCCTGAATTACAGATTGCACGATGGCGGGATGATAAAGACGTTCGCGGGTGGGGGGCGGATGACTCTGGGAATAGAGATTCAACACAGGCTTTTCTTGACGCCGCATCTAGCGCAGGAAATAGTGGTTTGGTTCATGTGCCTTCTGGTGAGTTTATAGTTGATGCATCGAAAATAGATATTTCACGCTTCTCCGGTGATGGTGTTCTAATCAGTAATGGTGTTCGCATTTCTGTTAATCCGCCGATGCAAAGTTTCTCCATTGGACAAAGAAAACTTGCGACCCTGAATTTTGGTGATGATATCAATGCGCCAACTATATATGCGAATGCACAAAATGCATTGCAGGGAATAGCTTGTGTAAGGCATGAAGGTATTGAGAAGGTTTTTATCACTCAACAGGTTGGAGGTTCTAACTGGGGAACGGACACCCTCACAAGGATCAGTGAGTGGCACTATACAAGCGATGGTTCAACTCTTTATGTTGTGACATTTACAGAGCCATTGCCTCTTGGTCACGGTTCAGATCTTTCTGCCACAATAGAGAACGGTGAACTATATCTGTTTACAACAACAATTGCTGAGACTGGTTCCTCTCTAGGAGGGAAGGGGTATTCAAAGACAAAATGGAAAGGGGCATCAACATCTGCTGAAGATATAACTCATTACCGAGTATTTGGTGAGCCGGGTGATAATAATCTGATTAACCTTGCGCAGCGGGCAAGTATTTGTGTATCTAATGATGGGCGATATGTCATATTAATTGCGACATCAAACGCTGGGACTGGCCGCTTTTTATACGTATATGATCGCAAAGAAGTGGAATCTTCTTCTAACCCAATGAAAGTTAGACCGATTAATGGTCCTGTTCCACTTGTCCGTGGTAAAGGTCAGTATGGTGCAACACTTCAGGGTATTACATCAGATAGCAGATATATTTACACAATTTGGGGTGGCGTTCCTGCAAGATGCGTAAGGACAGTACAGATTTATGATATGGGTGGTACGCTAATACGTTCATTTCCTGTATCACTTGCCGCATCACTTTATACAGAGACTCAGTTAAATGGTTCTGACTCTAAAATCGGAGTTCCGGTTAGCTTTGAGCCTGAAGGGCTGGCAATAAGAGGTGATGAACTTGTCTGTGGTGCTATGGATGTATGGAAAAGCGCAGGGGATGTTGTAAGCCATCGTGGTAAAAATTGGGTAAGTATTGTTACTGGTGATAACAAGGGAAATCTTCCGACAAACAGGTCTTATTGGTTAAAAACATCGCTTGCAGCGACAAGTGGTGAATGGGATTCAGGCGCAACATATAAATCAGGTGATTATACTCGCAGAAATAAGCATCTGTTTGGAATAGCAAACCTGTCTGATATTCTTGGCAACCATCCAGTGCATGGTGCAGAATCCGATCCGTATACCGGAACCGCGCATCAATATTATGCTGGAACTGATATCGCCTTTAACCGTGAGCACGGTTCATTTACTATTGCGATATTTGACGAAGCCATTGGAGAGTATACCAAATCCCTCGAGTTGAATTATGGAAATAACCTTAACCTGTTTGATACAGATTACGGACATGACAATAATTCATGGGTAAGTACGAAAGCAGTATTCGACTCAAACTTTCGAGGTATGCAGTTCCGTTCTAAAGATGGGAATACTGCGGGTGGTGCTTATATTGATATCCATGCTGCTGATTGTCCATCTGCGGCTGGTGAGTTGATACTTGCCTCTACAGATGGAGGTGTCGTCAGACTTAAGCAGGGGAATGTAACAGTATTTTCTGCGACTAAAGATACTACATCGACATGGGCGACGACGACATTAAGGCCAACAACTGATAACCAGGTATCACTTGGAAGGTCCGTTAACCGCTTTTCTCAGGTCTACGCAGGGACTGCAACTATAAATACATCTGATGCAACAGAGAAAACGGAAGTCAGAACTCTTTCCGATAAAGAGCAGGCGGTTGGGTTAGCTCTTGTTGATGAAATTGGTTTTTATCAATGGCTTGATAGTGTAAAAAATAAGGGAGCTGATGCCAGACTTCATGCCGGACTTACGGTGCAACGGGCAATGGAAATATTCAGAGAGAATGGACTTGATCCATTTAAATACGGAGCGATCTGCTATGACAGATGGGATGCATATACAGATACAGATCCAGCTGTTTATGATGATGAAGGTAACCTTGTTCGTGAGGCTATAACTATTACGCATGAAGCAGGAGAACGCTATGCATTCAGAAATGATGAATTACAGTATCTAATGATTGCTGCATTAGGTATACGTCAGAAAAATATTATAAAGAGGATTGAAGAACTGGAAAATAAGCTTGCAAATTAACTATTTTACTGACACCTTAAGTCTCAATATTACCAATTGAAGTCTATGTTTTTTGGGTGTTTTAGTAATTTGTTATAGATAAATGTCACTCCTTAAAGATATCGCATTCTAGGAGTGACATGTGATTTACTTGTCGTTCAATATATGGTGTGTTTTTATTGTTTTTCTTTTGTTAGGTTCCAATATTCACTTGTGGTTTTTATGGAGTCCTTATTAGGCTTTACATAAGGTTTATGTATGGAGAGATGAGGTCTTTCCCAGGCAATGTCTTTTTTTATTACTCTTGCTGGAACTCCTGCTGCAATAGAGTTATTTGGGACGTGTCCTTTAACAACAGCTGCATAGCCAATAACACTACCACTTTCGATTTCTGCACCACCAAGTATTGCCGCTCGGCGGCCAACCCAGACATGACTTCCAATATAAATAGATTTTGGCATATTTATACGTTCACCTGTTACTACACTAAAAATAGGGTGGGAGTCATCAGTTTTAACTTCATTTCCACTTGAAAACATGCAGTCATCGCCAATAATTATGCTTGAGTTTTCTACAGCAGAAATCATACCTTTACCAGTGCAAGTGAAATCAGAGCCTATTTTTATGGAGGAATTCTCACCCACTCTTATATGGGCTTGTATACCTTTGTTTGCGATATGGCATGGGCCAATTTCAAAATACCCATTGTTGCAGTCAAAATATATCTCAAAATATTTTAATGATGCATCTTTATGAATGATAAGTTTATTATTAGATCCTCTAAACTGAATTAGTTTGACGTCACAACTACCTTCGTACTGGATCTCATTACCCATTTCATCAGAATACTTCTCTGCTTTTGTTAAAACAACTTTTCTAATTTTCAT